CCTTATCCTTGGTTTGCTCCAAAGATGCAGGTATTTGAATCAGGAGAGGTTCAAGATATGTGCGGTGAGGACGTTTCTTTCTGTCTTGATGCAAAAGAGGCAGGATTTGAAATCTGGTGCGATCCACGCATAAGAGTTGGTCACGAGAAAACCAGAATCATATAAATGGATATAAAACTCCCACATATGACAAGATACAATATACTACGCAAAGGCAAGGTAGTTTTCTGGAACGTCAGTGAATCAGAACTCTTTGACCGTCTGGAAGACTACGCTGTTGAACAGTATGTAACAGGTCAACCAATACAACAAGATATTACTTATGAACCTATAAAGGAGGAAGACTAATGGCAAAACGATCAGGAATGATGGGAAGTACTTATATTAGTGAGTCACGACCTAAAAAAACTCGGCAGGGAACAGGAAAGCACACGAAATACTCCGCTTCCTCTCGTAACTCGGCTCGTAAAAGATACAGAGGGCAGGGTCGTTAATGTTGAATGAAATGGAGCACGATTGCCGAATTCGACTCAAGGATACAAACTATAAGGAATATTCAAATTATTCTCTTCTTGGTGAATATTCTTACGAGGCATGTGCTAAAATTTACATTCAATATTGTGAATACAAACAATTCGGTGATATGATACCACTCTTTAAAGAAGAGTTTTGTGCAGATATTGCCGAAAGAATTGGATACTATGACAAGGACAATCATTTATGTGCTTTCACAGTATCTTTTTTATTCCCAAGTGCTAACTCAGCATATGCTACTTATTTTGCTTGGGATTATAAAAATCCAAAACTAAGTATGGGCAATGTTGCAAATAAAAGTGAGATTGCAAGATACAAACGTCTTGGTTATGAATATTATTATCTTGGTCCAGCAATGCCCTATAAGCAAAAATTACAGGGATATGAGATAGCAGATGTTAGCAATTCATATAAATTTGTAAATAATCGTATTACTTGGCATTAAATGGCATATCTAAACCATAGTTTACCCGATTGGTCAGTTTATATACGCAATGAGTTCCTCTATAATCATAAAAAAGGTCACGGAGAGGTCACAAAATGCGATATTCACTCAGTTGCAAGCATCGAAAAGCGTGTTCCACTGTTTGAGGCATTCTTAGAGAACGGTGTAAACTGGACAAGAAGACCCTTACACGCATTTTGTTGGAAACCAGATGCTAAAATCGAACCTTTAGAGGACATAATGTACTGGGATTGCTTCTCTCCTTACATTGATGTGCAAAGAAGGAACCGTTTAGCGGGTTTAGATGCTGAATTAATACGTCCAGACGGTAAAAAAGTGCTTGGAACGTATATGTTTACCCTTGATTGGTCTTGGGAGAACAAAGGAATACCTGATTTGAACTTCTCAGAGACTCCAGAGCACAAATGTGCTCATTTATTTAAGGTTGAGACAGGTAATTTCTACGCTTATCCTAATAATCGTATCATTTGGTATGATAATTCTTGGGTTTTCAATCGAATTGATGAAAATCCTGGTTATGAAATAGATACAACTGTATATTCAGTCGAAAATAAAAGAAAAATTGAAACTTCTGACCATTATATGTACGAAGTTAAAGATATCAGCAGAAAAAAATGACAAAAAACGTGAAAAATGCCCATATGGGCACTCATTTGCTTCTTGAAGTGTATAATGTACCCTTTGAAAAATTAAATGATCATCAAAAAATAGAAGAAACATTGGTAAGAGCAGTCAAAAATGAAAATTTGACTGTTCTTAACACTTTTACTCATCAATTTGACCCTTATGGAGTGACAACTCTTATCTCTTTAGCAGAAAGTCACCTCTCTTGTCATACTTGGCCAGAAAAAGGGTGTGTAGCAATCGATATTTTCACTTGTGGAAGCAAAAATCCACGCAGTGTAGCATGGTGGATACTTAATTACTTTGATACTGATGATTATGTGATGAATGATTATGCAAGATAGGATATAAATAAATCTAAAAGTATCAATAATGGCGATTACACGCAAATCAAGAGCATTTAAGGATATAAGTCTGTCTTTTTCACCTCATCCAGTGACTAAAGACCTTCCTGTACTACTAAATGAACGTGCAATTGTCAGGTCAGTGAGAAATTTAGTTGAAACAATACCTACTGAGAGGTTTTTTAACTCATTAATAGGCACAGATGTACGAGATTCACTATTTGAGACCTTTACAAGGACTACAGTTGCTGTAATTGAAGATCAAATACGTGAAACAGTGTATAATTTTGAACCTAGAGTCAATAATCTTGGTGTTGAGGTGGTAGGGAGACCAGATCAAAATGAATTAGAGGTTAAGGTACTTTTTGATATAGTTGGATTAGACGTTCCAACTCAATCTTTCAGTTTTATATTAGAACCAACCAGATAATATGCCCTTTACTCAGTACACTAGTTTAGACTTTGAAAATATCAAAGCACAGATTAAGGATTTTCTCCGTTCAAACTCCAATTTTAAGGATTTTGACTTTGAAGGGTCAAACTTTTCTGTTCTAATTGATACTTTAGCATATAATACTTATATTAACTCATTTAATGCAAACTTAGTTGCAAATGAAGCGTTTTTAGACTCTGCAACAATTCGTGAAAACGTAGTTTCACTTGCTCGAAACATTGGATATGTACCACGTTCAAGAAGATCAGCGATTGCGACAATAAAACTTGATGATGTCGATATGGGACTGACTTCAAACGCTACACCAAAGAAATTAGTGCTTAGATCAGGTCTTGTATGCGTTGGAAACCTTGAAAACACAACTTATCGTTTCTCAATACCAAATAATATTACTTCGTCAAAGATAGTAAGTAAGAGTGTAGGTACAGATTCAAATAATAACCCCATAATTCATTCATTTGCTCAATTTGATGATAATATATCCATATATGAGGGAACATTCCTATCTCGTGTATACAGAGTTGATACTTCACAAGATCAAAGGTTCATAATTGATAGTGCAGGTATTGATGCTTCAACATTGAACGTATATGTTGCAGATCCAAATCAAACTACATTAGGTAGAAAATATGCGAAGGTTGATAATATTTTAAATTTAAATAAAAACTCAGAAATCTATCTTGCACAAGAGGTTCAAGATGAAAAATATGAAATTTTATTTGGAGATGGATTTTTTGGTAAAAAATTAGAAAACGGTTCTAGAATTACTGCAACTTATATTGTTACTGATGGAAAGGACGGAAATGGTCCAAGTAATTTTAGTTTCCAAGGAACGTTCTCAAAAGATGATGGAGAATTTTTCACTCCAACGGATAGTGTCACGATAAACACTGTCTCAAACGCTTCTAGCGGGGCAGAAGTTGAAGATGTGTCGTCTATTAAGTATTTTGCTCCAAGACTTTACTCAGCACAACACAGGGCAGTTACATCAAGGGATTATGAAGCAATAATTAATCAAATTTATCCTCAAACTGAATCTGTTGCGGTCATTGGAGGTGAGGAGTTAGACCCACCTCAATTTGGAAAAGTGCAGATAAGTATCAAACCAAAAAATGGTACTTTTTTATCAGATTTTGATAAAACACAAATTAAAAACAAACTCAAAAGTTATGCGATTGCAGGTATCAACTCTGAGATAATTGATCTTAAAATACTCTATATTGAAATTGACTCTAACGTGTACTATGACCCTATAAAGGTAGGTTCACCTATTAATTTAAGAACAGAGGTTTTAAGTGCATTACAGTCTTATGCAAATAATGTTGAAATGAATAAATTTGGTGGAAGATTTAAGTATAGTAAGGTCAATCAATTAATTGACCGTATTGACGATGGTATTACTTCAAATATTACTAAAGTAATCATAAGAAGAGACTTGAATGCCTTACTGAATCAATTTGCTCAATATGAATTATGTTTTGGTAATAAATTCTATATCAATCCTGCTGGTTACAATATTAAGAGTACTGGATTTACAATATCTGGCAGTACAGAGACAGCATATTTAAGTGATATTCCAAATAAAGATGCTGCAGGTAATCTTGATGGATCTATGAAAGGAACTATTAGTGTTGTTACTAAAGATCAAAAAAATAATATTAAAGTTCTTTTAAAAGAAGCAGGTACTGTTGATTATAAAAAGGGTGAGGTAATATTAAATACCATCAATATTACATCTACTGTTTCTCAAAATAATATAATAGAGATACAAGCATTCCCAGATTCAAATGACGTAATAGGTCTTAAAGATTTATTTGTCAGTTTAGACATTTCTAATAGTACCATAAATATGGTGAAGGACGTAATAGCATCAGGAGAAGATGTATCAGGTGTCGTATTTACTAGAGATTACTATACCTCAAGTTACTCAAACGGAGTTTTAGAGAGGAAATAATTTATGTCACAAATTGACAAAAGAATAAAGGTCAATACCATTATTGAAAATCAGTTACCAGAGTTTGTCTCTGCTGATTTTCCTAACGCAGTCGAATTTTTTAAACAATATTATATCTCCCAAGAGTTTCAAGGAGGTGCAACTGATTTAATCAGTAATTTTGATCAATATTTAAAAGTTGATAATTTAGTTCCTGAAGTTATCACTGGAAAAACTAGTCTAATTGAGAATATTATATCAACAGATCAAAAGATAGAAGTTCAAAACTCAAAAGGGTATCCTGATGAGTATGGATTATTAAAGATAGATGATGAGATAATATCTTATACTGGAAAAGAAAAAACTGTAGAGCAAATATTTACACAAAATGTTGGTACTTTTAATACTCAATCTAGTAATGTCATTAATATATCAACTGATGGTCTTGATATTAGAGTAAATGATATTTTACAAAGAACAATTATAGCAGGTGAAGGTGGGATAACTTATCCTAACGATAATGAATTTATAAGTATTCCAGACCAAACTAGAATCTCTGAGATTCAAAAAGACAAAATAATACTTAATAAATTTATAACTACAACTTTATCCCCAACAGATAATAATCCTACA